TTGCTTGACAGCTTCACCGAAAAAATGGCGCGAAATTTTCATTTCGAATATGGAACAGCGCGCGCCTGGGGATCTTTTGGCTATGCTATTGGCGCGTTCTTTGCCGGCATATTTTTTAGTATCAGTCCCCATATCAACTTCTGGTTGGTCTCGCTATTTGGCGCTGTATTTATGATGATCAACATGTGTTTTAAAGATAAGGATCACCAGTGCGTAGCGGCGGATGCGGGAGGGGTAAAAAAAGAGGATTTTATCGCAGTTTTCAAGGATCGAAACTTCTGGGTTTTCGTCATATTTATTGTGGGGACGTGGTCTTTCTATAACATTTTTGATCAACAACTTTTTCCTGTCTTTTATGCAGGTTTATTCGAATCACACGATGTAGGAACGCGCCTGTATGGTTATCTCAACTCATTCCAGGTGGTACTCGAAGCGCTATGCATGGCGATTATTCCTTTCTTTGTGAATCGGGTAGGGCCAAAAAATGCATTACTTATCGGTGTTGTGATTATGGCGTTGCGTATCCTTTCCTGCGCGCTGTTCGTTAACCCCTGGATTATTTCATTAGTGAAGCTGTTACATGCTATTGAGGTTCCACTTTGTGTCATATCCGTCTTCAAATACAGCGTGGCAAATTTTGATAAGCGCCTGTCGTCGACGATCTTTCTGATTGGTTTTCAAATTGCCAGTTCGCTTGGGATTGTGCTGCTTTCAACGCCGACTGGGATACTCTTTGACCACGCAGGCTACCAGACAGTTTTCTTCGCAATTTCGGGTATTGTCTGCCTGATGTTGCTATTTGGCATTTTCTTCTTGAGTAAAAAACGCGAGCAAATAGTTATGGAAACGCCTGTACCTTCAGCAATATAGACGTAAACTTTTTCCGGTTGTTGTCGATAGCTCTATATCCCTCAACCGGAAAATAATAATAGTAAAATGCTTAGCCCTGCTAATAATCGCCTAATCCAAACGCCTCATTCATGTTCTGGTACAGTCGCTCAAATGTACTTCAGATGCGCGGTTCGCTGATTTCCAGGACATTGTCGTCATTCAGTGACCTGTCCCGTGTATCACGGTCCTGCGAATTCATCAAGGAATGCATTGCGGAGTGAAGTATCGAGTCACGCCATATTTCGCTATCAGGATTCTGTGTGATGGTTACATCGCCCGGCCCAGGGCTGTTTAGTCATCAGCGCTTTCTGACAGTGCTGAGATTTCAACCTGTTGCAGTAAAAATGAGTAGATATAAGGCAAGTGTGCTGCCAAACCCATCTTTTACGGGGTGAAGGTAGATTTCGTTTGAAGGGTATCTGGTGTCCCCTGCAGACATCTACTTGAAGCGGCAGGGGATTGATTGGAATGGTGTTTTTTAGATGTGAGAAATATTTTACCCGCTATTTTACCCATTGGCGCGGCTTAAGAGCTTATTTTTGAATTCACAATGGTCACGATATAACCATCTTGCTCGCCCGTGGATAACTTTGGCTTTAGGCAGGTCGCCGGACTTAATCCGGTCATAGATGAAGGTCTTACCGAAGCCAGTATCAGCCATGATGAATTTCAAATCAACCAGTGAATCAGGCTGTAGTTCGTGTTGCATGAGTGCTATCTCCGAATAGGGAATCGAACCTGCAAATCAGGCAATAAAAAAACCGCATTGATGCGGCGATGGTAGGTCTGGATATCTTGATAAATGAAAATGCCTCATCGAGTGTGAGGCTGTGGTTAGTCCTTGCGTAACTCGCTAATTCTTCTGTAAGTCTCTGGTGCTTTGTTTCCGTGTATCTTCATTTCAGACTTCAACAGAGCAACGAGGGAATCCCATTCGGTGAGGATGCCTTTGAATGCCGGAACGCGCTTTGCAACCTTGTCGAATGAATCTCTGATTTCTGGAATCTGCTCAACAAGTGCAACGCATCGTCTGAAATCGGCTGCGTCATGTGGAGCACCGAAGCTATGACCATAGATATTCTTTTTCAGTCCACATGCGATTGAGGCAAGAGTTGCGCTACTGATGCCAACATCGCCAGTAGATTGCCATTTCAAAACCTTCATAGCCAAATCTGACATTTCTTGTCTCCATAAAACAAAACTCGCCGTAGCGAGTTCAGATAAAAGAAAACCCGCACTCGGCGGGTTCGCATTCGTTCAAATTGCGTTTACTTCTTGGCGTTCTGTTCATCCATATCGATATACCATGGGTTGCTTCCCTTGGGCATGTTTAACGACTGCTCGCGATAGTATCTGATGCGCTCCATGAAATACTCGCGTGAGTGCTCAGGTTGCTCTCATGATACCTGCTCAGTGATAACAGGTATGTTAAGGCGCTCTCTGTACTCCATGCCTGATGCTGCAAGATCAACGTTTACCTTGTTCTGTTTTTCTTTCGATTTCTCGGCGATATTATGCCTGACATTGTCAACCCGCCTCCTTCTGAACATAACGGTTATAAATCAGTCCCTGAGGGCCATAAGGAAGCGGGATGTGCAACTCCTCTGGTTCAGAAACTATCCATTCCCCGGCCATCTCCGCTGGAGAGGTAATGATAAGTTGTTTGCTAATAAAATGACCACTCCTCTCAACAACAAGCTTACCATCTTCATTAATAAAAGCGTGGATGTCAGGTGTGCTTCCACACTTGGTGATGCAGCGTTTGAACATTTTGTGTCTCCCCATTTTATGGACGGGGTAATTATAACACATTGAAATATAGTAATATTTGACGTAGATTTCTTTTGATCTATAAGCGATTTTTTAATGCTTTTAAGTTATAAATACTTGTTTTCATCACCCATCTTGCTGCGGTGCTACTATTGAAAAGTGCTCACACCCTTTAGCCCAAATAGTTTTGATAGTTGTCCAACTGACTGGAACCTTGATTTCGATTCTCCCGCTACAGTCACAAGTTTCGCAATCATCATCACCAAAGCATTCCGGGCAGCTTATAAACGTAGTTTCTGAAAATTCACCGAATAGCACACCCTTAGCGCCGTTCTCGGCTGTTAGTCTCTTCGGCACCATGACCCAACCATCCGGAATTACCGGAGAGTTGCCGGGTTCTTTAATGTGCAAGCGAGGCTCACCATCTTTTGGCTCAGGCCACTGGCGCTCCATGTTGATCTTCAATTTATCTTCCATAGCAGCGGTAATTTCAGCATCGCTGATGCCAGCACGGCGCTGTGAATCCCACAACAGAAACTGCATATCAGCCCACTCGCTAAGATCGTCTGGTTCGGCTGCGGCTTCCAGTGCCTCTTTTGAGAGGTGTTTCAGTGGACCAATGGGGCCAACGCAGCCAAATGTGGAGTCAGACCATTTGGCATGCTCGTGGCGAATCTGTTCGCGTTCCAGTGATGCCAGTGCAATCCGTGCCAGTTCCATTTGTTCGCCACGGGTAAGTCCGTTTTCAAGCGGATTTTTAATGAACAATTCAATACGTTCTTTGGTAATAGTGGTCATGTGTTACTCCTTAACCCGCAGTGCTTTCACTGCCTCCTCACGCAGTGCCTGATAGTCAATCTCGCTCACTGGCTGCCTCCTTTGCTGGGCTTTCTAACTTCTGAGTGGTTGTATCAAACTCAAACAACTTAACCACGTCATCAAACAGGACATAATCGCCATCAGAATCTTCAGTCATGTCAGCGCCACAATCCTGACCGAACGAGTCACAACCATCCATATCAAGCTCGTATCGCTTGAGTTTTGCGATATTTGATAAATTCAGCGCCAGTACAGCAAGGTCATAAACCTCGTCAGCGGTATACCCGGCACCATGCCCATACATTTCAATGCGGGATATGATTTCTTCTACACGTTGTTTTGTGATCGTCATTTTTGCTCACCTTCCTGTTCTTCCAGAAAAATACGCATAGCCTCAAGCATCTCTTCGGTGTCATACGGAGACAGATTGTCACGCAGGATGTGTTCAATGCTGTTAATGAACTTGCGGATTGCTTTGCGTTCAATTTCAGCCAGGAAAGCATCGGTGGCTGGGGTGTCTGATTGCAGAGACTTTGCGCGATAGTCATTCCACCCTCTTGCATACATGGGATTAACTTGCACTCCATCTTTTACGCAATATGCCTGCCCTCCACGGTTGATAACCTTGATTTCGCCCATAGCGCCAGACTTCAGCCCCGCATTCTCCGCTGCCAGCGCCGCGCACTTGGCCTCCGCTTCAGCAAATTTACGCACCAGATATTCAGCGTTTGTTTCGTTAACCTTTAAATCACTTGGGATGCATTTACCTTTCAGAAATCCATCCATCTCAATTAGTGACATTTGTTTCATTTCTTCCCACTCCGCAACATCGCATTCAGATATTTGTTTTGATTCACTGATGGAAAAGAATTTCTCTTAAGCAATTCCTCTCTCGATGGCATTGGCTTTACGCGTTGGCGAATAATCATTTCTGCCGGAAGAATGCCGGGATTGTATGCAAGTCCTCTCATGGTAAATTCCTCAGTCATTACTGATAGCGCCATAGCGTGAGCGGTAATTACGCAGGCGCGGGTCGATATATTCAGGGAAGTGGGTATATGTGGCTTTGCGGAATGGTCGGATTGATGTCTGGTAAATTCGCTCGCGTTCTTCTTTCTCTGCAAGCCATATACAATGGCGAAATTCCTTTTCCTCTTTCGTTTCCTGCGGTAGCGACATTATCCGATCGTAGTTTTTTCTGAATTTATCCAGCACCTCCGATACGGAATTGCCGGAACAGCGGCGCGCGTCGTCCGCACCATACAGAGGCGCTGGCATGATTTTCTCCTGATTAAATTGCGTGAATAGCGTGACGAGGGAAGGGGAGAGTTACTGGTTCCTCGTCTGGGTAGATAGGTTTGTTATGTTTGTGCCACTCGACATGACATGACTTGCAGAGCCACATCACATCGGTTGGTTTGCTGTAGTCGCAGTGGTGCGCCTGTGGTTTACATTCTGATCCGCAGCACTCACATTGTGGTGGTCGGATTAGCTTACCGTCGCGCAAAAAATTACCCACAATGATGTGGGCTTTTCTTTTCCATGGGTTGCTCTGAATGAACCGCTTTTTGGCTGCGTTACACCGTTCTCTTCCGCGTTCCGATGATTGATATTCTCTCCTTGCTGATACTCGATGTGGCAATCCAGCGCGTTCTTTGTCGTATTCAGCCAGGCAAGCCCGGCAAGCGGCAGTTAATCCATCTCTGGATGCTCTTCTGATTTGAAAGTCCCTTTCTTCCTTCTGTTGATGGCATCTTGAGCAGATTTTCATATTCAGCTCCTAGAACGGAATATCCGAATCGTCGAAGTTCATAGGTGGTTCGCTGTGATTCCCTTGCTGCTGAGGTTGCTGTCTTTGTTGCTGACCGTTATTTCGCTGAGGTGAAGACTGTTCATTGCCTCCTTGCTTGCCACCAATCATTTGCATAGTTCCACCAACGCCCACGATGACTTCAGTAGTGAACCGATCCTGTCCGCTTTGATCCTGCCATTTTCTTGTCCGCAATTTGCCTTCAAGATAAACCTCAGAGCCTTTTCGCAGATATTCGCTGGCAATTTCTGCCAGTTTCCCGCTCATTACCACGCGGTGCCACTCCGTCTGCTCCTTTTGCTCTCCAGTTTGCTTATCACGCCATTGTTCTGACGTAGCAACTGTAAGGTTTGCAAATGCCGTTCCTGATGGTGAATATCTGATTTCTGGATCATGCCCAAGGCGACCAATAATGATCACCTTATTTACGCCTCTGCTTGCCATTTATGCCGCCTGTTTTAGCTCGTTAACTCTGATGTTCATTACCTGAACGCATTTAGCCTGCGCCTCCTCGTTTCCAGCCATTAATTGCCAGTCACGCTGATAACGCTCGATGAGTTTTTTCTTATCAGTTTCTTTCGATGCATAATCGCTGAAGTCTTTCAGGATTTGTTCGCAGTCAACCGATGGAGATTTCTGGTTGGTATTTTCTGGTGATGGTTTGTTATCTGATGCTGGGATTGCCCAGCCGGGCAGCGTTGGAGGGAGCCAGTAAAACCCTGTTCCATCCTTCAGTTTTGCCCTGTGCCACCCCTGCTTTTTATCGAGAGATGTTTGTGCGAAACCTTCCTCAAGGTTATACAGATACCGACCGATTCCCCATTGAACGGCAGCGCGCTTCATTGCACCGGAACGACCACCTTTGACGGCTTCTACTTGCGTGTTTTCAGCAGCATCCCATTTGGTTACCCATTCGGAATCAATCTTGATTGATATGCCGCATTCAACTCCGCCGTTGTTGGGAATATCGCGGTATTCATTGCGCCATCCTGCTTTGCCGCAAACATCGTCCAGGCGTTTCATGATTGCCCGGTTCGTGACATAAGCCAGCACCATAGCCCACACCTTTCCATCGCGTGTTTTACCGCTTTGCTGTATTCGCCATTCGATATCTTCAGGGCTGAATGGCTCATCGAATTTATTCAAATCCATAATTCACCTCAGAATGGACATGGCACAAGGAAATAACGCTGATTTAATACTTCGACTCTGGACAAATTAAGGCATACCCGCATTCCTTCGCGGTCACCATTATGGCGATACCAGAGAGCTTTCTGCGTGTACATGCGTCTCTGTAACTTGCTCTCCTTCACTGTGGTTGCAAGTGACATGAATATCTCCTTCGTTACCGATTAATTCTTTCATCTGACGAATGAATTCTTCGTCTGACCAGTTATCTGTAAAACTCATTTCCTGCGATACCACGGAAGGTTGATAGCTGATTTCATCGCTTTATTTGCTTCAAGCCACATTTTGGAATCACCAATAAATCTGGCTATTACTGCTTTGTTTTGTGCTGCACGAAGCATCTGGTGATTGATGGCTATTTCATTGCGCATAACGCCTCCAGTTGTTTCTTTGCTGCTCTGATTAATTGTTTAACTCGGCGTGATAATTCAGATTCGTGCGGGTAGAAAGCGGACATGACGCCGCTACCCGCGAGCTGAAAGTGCATCATGGGTAACTCCTTATATTTGATTGCATAACGAAAACGCCTCGAGTGAAGCGTTATTGGTATGCATATAAAAAAGCCCTCACACTGGAGGGCAAAGAAGATTTCCAATAATCAGAACAAGTCGGCTCCTGTTTAGTTACGAGCGACATTGCTCCGTGTATTCACTCGTTGGAATGAATACACAGTGCAGTGTTTATTCTGTTGTTTATGCCAAAAATAAAGGCCACCATCAGGCAGCCTTGTAGTTCTGTTTACCAAGTTCTCTGGCAATCATTGTCGTCGTTCGTATTGTCCACACCATTGATTCTTATCAATAGTCGTAGTCATAAGGATAGTCCTGGTATTGTTCCATCACATCCTGAGGATGCTCTTCGAACTCTTCAAATTCTTCTTCCATATATCACCTCAAATAAGTGGTTTGCTGCCTAATTTCATTTTCTGGCGACCAACACAAGTCACACCCATTTCACTGCGTGGCTTGCGGTAGTAAATACGGTTCTGTTTACGCTCGACTTCTTCTGCCTTCTTGCAGCGAAGGCTGCCAAGTGATGCTGCTTTGTCTGCTCTGACGCAACCAGAGAGCTTTAGCGCAATCTTCCGCGCCAGTCGCTGTTCTTTCATTGCCTGTTCACGTTGAGCCTGTCTGCGTGCTCTGCGGCGATTTCTGGCGTTATCGTCAGCCAGATATGTAATGACTACTGTCATGTTGACCTCCGATGAAACAACTTTGGAATTGATAGTGATTGCAAAGTTGTTTCTGGCCCCTCGAATTGAGGGGCAGAAAGAGCATCTCGCCACCTAATAGGTCGATGCTCGGATCGAGAGATTTAATTAACCTCGGTTTTGAAGTTATGCATTCACATAAATCCTCCTGTTGCATGTGCAGCATTGGCTGTGTTTGGCGGCTGCATTTCGCCCATGGAATTGACTTTGGCGATTGGATGGCCGGTGCTGAACTCCGGCTTACTGGTTAGAGCGCCCGCACTACCAGTGACGCTGTCTTGAGGCGCAGATTGGTTACTGCTTGCCATGAGCGCTGTTTATACATTGGTCGAGCATCAGCCTGCTCATTCATCCAATCCCAAAGCCAACTACTCTTTGGTTCCCGCATTTCGGCGGGACAATCCCATCAATGTTAAAGAGCCTGCCAATCTGTTCCGTTTGGCTTCCAGCGTCCTGCTGATGGCTTAAATTTAAGATCTCTTTAATTAATGGTCAAGAGTATTTTTGAAGAAAACTTAAATTTTCTTTCGTAACTTAAGTTTGGCTTTGATTTTTAAAGGAAATAAAAAAAAGGGGCGAATGCCCCCTTATGGAAGGTTTGCTAGTTTTGCATCGACAACTACGCCGATGATTTTGCAGTTTCCGTTGATCTCGATCATCGGATATTGTGGGTTAAGTGGTTTTAGAAACTTCCTGCCTGCATCAATAACTAACTTCTTGAAAGTTGCCTCGTTTTCTCCTTCGAGCTTTGCAACTACCAGTTTCCCGTTACGCGGCTCTACTTCAGGATCGACGAGTATTATCATTCCTTCAGGGATACTGAGACCGGCCGGAGCCGTCATTGAGTCTCCCTTCACGTCCAACCAAAACGAATCTTCTGAACAGTCTACGGTTGTATCGTACCAGTTATCTATTGCACGCTTATGATATGGTTCTACAGCTTCCATCCAGCATCCTGCGCTCACCCAGCTAATCAGAGGGTATGACCCTCTTGGATCATGCCTACTGTGATAGGCAATGTTTGAAAGACTTTCCTCTCCTTTCATCAGATAGTCAGGGGAACACTTCAACGCATTAGCCAGGGCGAGAAGATTCTCTCCATTTGGCTCTGTCTCAGAGCGTTCCCACTGAGATATGGCAACATTAGACACGCCGACCATCTTTCCAAGTGCGGCCTGCCTGATCTTGAGTTCTTTTCTCCGAGCGCGAATGCGCTCTCCCATCAATTGAGTTTTCATAGTTAAGACATCTTAAATAAACTTGACTTAAGATTCCTTTAGTGGATAATTTAAGTGTTCTTTAATTTCGGAGCGAGTCTATGTACAAGAAAGATGTTATCGACCACTTCGGAACCCAGCGTGCTGTAGCTAAAGCGTTAGGCATTAGCGACGCAGCAGTCTCTCAGTGGAAGGAAGTCATCCCAGAGAAAGACGCCTATCGACTGGAAGTCGTTACAGCTGGCGCCCTGAAGTATCAAGAAAGCGCTTACCGCAAAGCGGCATAAGCAAATTGCTCTTTAACAGTCATGGTCCTCATTCCCGCCGAAATGCGGGAATACAACGCGCATAAGTTGATGCGCATAACTTCTTATTTGTTAAGGAAATACTTACATATGGAACTTACAAGTACTCGCAAGAAAGCGAATGCAATTACAAGCAACATCCTGAATCGAATTGCTGTACGTGGTCAGCGAAAGGTTGCCGACGCGTTAGGGATTAATGAATCGCAAATTTCGCGATGGAAAGACAGCTTCATCCCAAAAATGGGAATGCTTCTGGCTGTTCTTGAATGGGGTGTTGAAGACGAGGAGTTGGCGGAACTGGCTAAGAAAGTAGCCAGAATGCTGACAAAAGAAAAAGCCCCGAAGAACGGCGAATTCTTCGAGGCCTGATGTAGAAAGACTGGATCAATCCACAGGAGTCATTATGACAAAACAACTCAGTCCTTACCAGGACAAAATTCACAAACACATACTACGTGATCGCTTCCTGTCCAGCTTCAAGCAGCCTGGTCGATTCCGGGCTGAGTTGGAAAAAGTGAAGCTGATGCAGAAGGAGAAAGGTCATGAGTAACATATCTAATCTAGCCGAAGCCAGAGAGGCCAGAAGGCTACAACAACCGCATCAAAGCAGCGGTAAGGGGTATGCCTTGCTGCACCGTAAAATTATGGATGTGCCGTTTTACAAGGACGCAGAAGCTGCGCATCTGTGGGTTCACTTAATCCTCAAAGCAAAGCATACGCCTGAGTATGTAATGACTGACGCAGGAGAAATTCTGGTAGGCAGAGGGAAGCTACTTGGCGGTAGAAACTCTCTGGCGTTTGAAACAGGACTCAAACCAGATCGCGTTCAGTACCTGCTTAGAAAGTTCAAAAAACTCGGCATGATTGACTGGGTTTCACACGGTAAATTCTCAGTTTTCTCGGTAGAGAAATATGACGATTATCAGTCAAATTTTGTACCAGCAGATTACCAGCAAATTACCACCTCAAAGCCAGCAATACCAATGCCTGCAAGCAATACTGTACCAGCAGATTACCAGCAAATTACCACAGATAAAGAATATAATAATATTATCTCTAATACTGACGTATTAGAGAGTACCGCAGCAGACAAAAAGTCTGACAAGAAAAAACCTTCCGTTAGCTGTCAGGATGTTGTCGATGCTTACCACGAAATCCTTCCTGAAGCGCCAAGAATCCGCGCACTGAATGACAAGCGTAAAAACCAGATCCGAACGTTCTGGCGCAAAGCCGGAGTGATAACCCGCCAGCTTGACGGGCATGGGTTCACGATGCAGGACTGGAGAAATTATTTGAGCTACGTAGGCGAAAATTGCCGATGGATGTTCGAAGAGCGTCCAAACCATCAACGCGGAACCGTCTGGCACAAAAAGGGATTTGATTTCCTGCTTAACGATAATACCTACCTGAAAGTTCGTGAGGGTGAACACGATGACCGATAACTTTTATGCGCCGCCCCATAGCATCGAGGCAGAGCAGGCGGTGATTGGTGGATTGCTTCTGGATGATGACAGCAGTGAGCGCGTCCGGAAAGTTCTGGCGATGCTGAAGCCTGATTCATTTTACAGCCGACCACACAAAATCCTTTTCGAAGAAATAACCAGAATGCACCGGGAGCAAAAGCCAGTAGATGGCCTGACGCTTTTCGATGAACTGGAGCGTAAATCGTTAACGGCGTCTGTTGGCGGTTTTGCTTATATCGCTGAGATCGCAAAGAACACGCCGAGCGCCGCAAACATCGTTGCCTATGCAATGCAGGTTCGTGAAACCGCAATGGAACGCTACGCCATCAACCGCATGACTGAAGCGACGGAATTGCTCTATTCCCGCAACGGAATGACTGCAACGCAGAAGTACGAAGCTATTCAGGCGATTTTCACGCAACTGACAGACCATGCAAAAACCGGATCGCGTCGAGGCCTTCGCTCATTTGGTGAGGTCATGGAAGACTGGGTTAGCGACCTTGAGAAGCGATTTGACCCGTCAGGCGAACAACGAGGAATGAGCACAGGGATCCCATCGCTGGACAGGATGCTGTCACCGAAAGGTCTGGTGAAAGGCTCTCTGTTCGTCATTGGCGCTCGCCCTAAGATGGGGAAAACGACGCTATACAGCCAGATGGCAATCAACTGCGCAGTGCATGAGAAAAAGCCCGCTCTGATGTTCAGTCTTGAAATGCCAGGCGACCAGATACTGGAAAAGCTGGTAGGACAGAAGTCAGGTGTTAACCCGAATATTTTTTACCTTCCGGCGACAAATGACGCTGATGACGGCTATCAGGGTGATTACGATGGTGACTTCAACAGGGCGATAGAAACAGCAAATCGCTTGAGTGAAATCGACATGCTTTACATCGACGACACGCCGGGATTATCTCTGGCTCAAATCGTCAGCGAAAGCCGTCGAATCAAGCGAGAAAAAGGATGTGTTGGCATGATTCTGGTCGATTACCTGACACTAATGACCGCTGAGAAGGCCGATCGCAACGACCTTGCTTACGGCATGATCACCAAAGGACTGAAGAACCTTGCCAAAGAGCTTGATTGCGTTGTTGTGCTTCTGACGCAGCTTAACCGCGCACTGGAAAGCCGAACCAATAAACGCCCATTACCAAGTGACTCACGAGATACAGGGCAGATTGAACAGGATTGCGATTATTGGGTGGGGATCCATCGTGAAGGTGCTTTTGATGACAGTGTTCCACCTGGTGAAACCGAACTAATCCTTCGTCTTAATCGTCATGGCAATACCGGCACGGTGTATTGCATTCAGGCAAATGGCGCTATTTATGACACAGACCAACAGTCTGCTGAAATGCGCCGCCGTGAACGCGAGGAACCGCAATCCAAGAAGAAAGGAGGATTCTGATGACCATCTACATCACTGAGCTAATAACAGGCCTGCTGGTAATCGCAGGCCTTTTTATTTGGGGGAGAGTAATTGGAGGCTTTGAGAAATGAGTACGATAGCTGAACTTGTCAGGGCTAATTTTCGTGAAGAGTTGGTGCGTTGGTATCGGTATCGTTCATCGTCCAGTTTGCCGCTTGATGAGTTGTATGAGCATTCACCTGCCGCACGACGCTATCCGCGTGACCGCGTTCTTCGCCGGTTGGTTAAAATCGATAATGATTTTCAGTGTGACAAAATTATCCAGCAATTAGATTTGATGGCTGATGATGAATGATTTCATTCTGCACGAAACCAATAAATCACAATTCTGGTTAGTTCTGAAACAAATCCTCTCTACCGGCAAACGCTGGCGAATCAAAATATCTGAGTACCGTGAGAAGCGTACATTGTCACAAAACAATCTGCTGTGGATGTGGAATGCAGAAATAGCCGCACAGTTATCTGCTGCTTCTGCTGAAAACTTCACGCCTGAAGAGGTTCATGAGTGGCTGAAAGATATATTTTGTCCGGCTAAAAGGGTGACGATTTTTAATATTACACGATGCGTTAAATCAACACGTCAGCTTGATATTGGAGATATGCACAAATATCTGACCGATATTGACCAGTGGGCGCATCAGAAGGGATTACGACTAACCATTCCTGATAATTGCGAGTACCGGGATCTAAAGGAGAGGCAAGTAGAGTGACTATCAAATCAAATACGCCAGCACACGACAAGGACTGCTGGCAAACGCCGCTTTGGCTTTTTGATGCACTGGATATTGAGTTTGGATTCTGGCTGGATTCGGCAGCGAGCGACAAAAATGCTCTGTGTGCTCACTGGCTAACTGAGGCCGACGACGCGCTCAATTCTGAGTGGGTAAGCCACGGTGCAATCTGGAATAACCCACCGTACAGCAATATCAGGCCGTGGGTGGAAAAAGCCGCTGAGCAGTGCATACAACAGCGACAGACGGTAGTTATGCTTGTGCCAGAGGATATGTCAGTCGGATGGTTCAGCAAGGCTCTGGAGAGTGTCGACGAAGTTCGCATTATCACTGATGGACGGATTAATTTTATCGAACCATCGACAGGGCTGGAGAAGAAGGGAAACAGCAAAGGCTCCATGCTGCTGATTTGGCGACCGTTCATCAGTCCTCGACGGATGTTTACTACCGTATCCAAAGCGGCATTGATGGCGATCGGGCAGGGCGTCAGGAGGGCAGAATGAGACGACAGCGACGAAGTTTCACCGACATCATCTGCGAAAACTGCAAATACCTTCCAACGAAACGCTCCAGAAATAAACGCAAGCCAATCCCAAAAGAATCTGACGTAAAAACCTTCAATTACACGGCTCACCTGTGGGATATCCGGTGGCTTAGAGAACGTGCGAGGAAAACAAGGTGATTGACCCAAATCGAAGTTACGAACAAGAAAGCGTCGAGCGAGCTTTAACGTGCGCTAACTGCGGTCAGAAGCTGCATGTGCTGGAAGTTCACGTGTGTGAGCACTGCTGCGCAGAACTGATGAGCGATCCGAATAGCTCAATGTACGAGGAAGAAGACGATGAGTGAGTTAATAAATGGCAATGCCATCAAAATGACAAGCATTGAAATCGCTGAGTTGGTGGGAAGTCGTCATCCCGGTTTATGGAAAACGCTGGTTCATTGATGACATTGAGCGTGTCGAAGGGCACATTGCAAAAGCAATGGATCCACAGCGTTTGTACAACCTTCAGGTTTCAATGCTGGCTGATACTGCAGCACAAGACCCCGGTCAGATCCCTATAGTTGGCATGGAGCAAATTCGTGGACTTGAGAAGCACTGGGAGGCTCGCAACAAGAAACGCCCAGCGTTCTTGCCGTTGCGCGAAGTGAGAGATAAATCTGGCAACATTATCGCTGGAGCTACCCCGGCAGGATATACACAGCCTGCGGTTATGAATCAGGCATTGGCTGCATTACTACAGCAAACCAGTGCTGATATTCAGGAGGTTACAGGCGGCAGTCAGGCCATGCAGCAGATGCCAAGTAATATTGCTCAGGAAACGGTTAACAACTTGATGAACAGAGCAGATATGGCTTCGTTTATCTATCTGGACAATATGGCGAAAAGTCTTAAACGCGCTGGTGAAGTATGGCTGTCAATGGCGCGTGAAGTGTACGGTTCAGAACGTGAAGTGCGCATCGTTAACGAAGATGGAAGTGATGATATCGCTGTCCTGAGCGCACAGGTTGTTGACAGGCAAACAGGGGCTGTTGTTGCGTTAAATGACCTTTCTGTCGGTCGATACGATGTGACGGTTGATGTTGGACCAAGCTACACAGCACGACGTGATGCAACGGTTTCTGTACTGACAAATGTCCTTAGCTCTATGCTTCCAACAGACCCAATGCGCCCGGCAATTCAGGGTATTATTCTGGACAATATCGATGGCGAAGGCCTTGATGACTTCAAAGAGTACAACCGAAACCAACTGCTGATATCTGGTATTGCAAAACCACGCAATGAGAAAGAGCAGCAGATTGTTCAACAGGCGCAAATGGCAGCACAAAGCCAGCCAAATCCTGAAATGGTTCTCGCTCAGGCGCAAATGGTAGCAGCGCAGGCAGAAGCGCAAAAAGCAACTAACGAAACTGCTCAAACTCAAATCAAAGCATTTACTGCCCAGCAGGATGCGATGGAGAGTCAGGCAAACACTGTCTATAAACTGGCTCAAGCCAGAAACATCGATGACAAAGCAGTGATGGAGGCAATACGCCTTCTGAAAGATGTCGCCGAGTCACAACAACAGCAATTCCAGTCACCACCACAGTCACCGGCAGACTTAATGCCGAGTTAACCAGGAGTAATCAATGGAAAACGAACTGATCATCGACGGTCAGGTTATTGACCTGTCTGAAACACAGGAAAATGCAGAAGAAACCATCATCCAAACAGAGTCACAGCCTGAGAATGAAAGCCAGGATGACAACGGTAAAGAGGTGGAAACTGAGCCTGAAAAAACCGAAGAGACACCAGAAGATTACGCCTTGCGTATTGGTGATGAAGAAATTCAGCTTAACGCTGACGATGATGATCACATTGACGGGCAACCTGCACCGCAATGGGTGAAAGATCTTCGCAAAGGCTTCAAAGAAACACAGAAAGAAAACCGTGAGTTGCGCCGCCAGCTTGAGGAAGCATTAGCCAAGCCAGCGGAACATCAGCAACCACAACCAGACGCTATTCCACCAAAACCGACTCTTGAGTCGTGTGATTATGACGAACAGGCGTTTGAACAGGCATTGACTGATTGGCATGAGAAAAAAGGCCGTGTCGAACAGCAGCAGCAACAAAAACTACGTCAGCAACAGGAATACCAACAGCGTTTCCAGCAAAGGGTAGAAGCGCATAAACAACGGGCAGCCAAACTTCCTGTGAAAGATTATCAGGAAATGGAAGCCATTGTTCTTAGTGAGCTACCACCAATTCAGCAGGAAATCATCATTCACTGTGCAGACGAAGGCTCTGAACTACTCGCCTATGGCTTAGGTAAGAGCCAGCAATTACGCCAGCGTGTAGCCGCTGAGACAGATCCAATTCGCGCAGCATTCCTCTTGGGGCAGATTAGCAAACAGGTAAGCCTTGCTCCAAAACCAAAGAAAGCCATCAAGCCAGAGCCGGAAGTACGTGGTGGCGGTGCTGATGCGAAACAAGACGAATTCAACAAATTATGCCCCGGCGCAAAAATCGAATAAGGAAAAGATAAATGCCTAACAATCTCGACAGTAACGTCAGTCAAATCGTTCTGAAAAAATTCCTTCCGGGTTTTATGTCAGATTTAGTTCTGGCAAAAACCGTATACCGTCAGTTGCTGGCAGGTGAAATCAACTCCAGCACTGGCGATAGCGTTAGCTTTAAACGTCCGCATCAATTCTCATCCCTCCGTACTCCCACTGGTGATATTTCAGGGAAAAATAAAAACAACCTGATCTCAGGTAAAGCTACGGGGCGTGTAGGTAACTACATCACTGTTGCTGTTGAATATCAGCAACTGGAGGAAGCGATCAAGCTTAACCAGCTGGAAGAAATTCTCGCGCCGGTTCGCCAGCGAATCGTTACCGACCTTGAAACAGAGCTTGCTCACTTCATGATGAATAACGGTGCGTTGTCACTTGGTAGCCCCAATACTCCAATCACCAAATGGTCTGATGTTGCGCAGACGGCATCTTTCCTGAAAGACCTCGGCGTTAATGAAGGTGAAAACTATGCTGTAATGGATCCATGGTCTGCACAGCGACTTGCTGATGCGCAGACTGGTTTGCATGCTTCAGATCAATTGGTTCGTACTGCATGGGAGAACGCACAGATCCCAACCAATTTTGGCGGCATTCGCGCACTGATGTCTAATGGGCTTGCCTCTCGTACGCAGGGGGCATTTGGCGGAACACTGACAGTCAAAACACAGCCAACTGTTACCTATAACGCAGTTAAAGACTCATACCAGTTCACTGTAACATTGACCGGAGCGACAGCCAGCGTTACAGGTTTTCTGAAAGCTGGTGATCAGGTCAAATTCACCAATACCTACTGGCTGCAACAGCAGACCAAACAGGCGTTGTATAACGGAGCCACACCAATTAGCTTCACTGCAACGGTTACTGCTGATGCTAATTCAGACAGCAGTGGCGATGTGACGGTTACGCTTTCTGGTGTTCCGATTTATGACACTACAAACCCGCAGTACAACTCTGTAAGTCGTCAGGTAGAGGCAGGCGATGCCGTATCTGTAGTAGGCACTGCTAGCCAGACAATGAAGCCAAACCTGTTCTATAACAAGTTCTTCTGTGGACTTGGCTCTATCCCACTGCCGAAACTGCACAGTATTGATTCTGCTGTTGCAACATATGAAGGTTTCTCCATCCGCGTACATAAATACGCAGATGGCGATGCCAACGTGCAAAAAATGCGCTTCGACTTACTGCCTGCATATGTGTGCTTTAACCCTCACATGGGCGGTCAGTTCTTCGGTAATCCGTAATAACAAGGGGCTTACGCCCCTTTTATGTTTTAAGGAAACAATATGGATCGGATGAGTGTATTCCTTGCCGCAGATAACGAATCCGGGCATGTACAGGCCGTTATCGCAGAAAAAGACTTCCAGTTTTTCGAAAGGTTGGGCTTTGTTGCCTCAGTTGATGAATTGAAACCGACCAGTAAGCGAGGTCGCAAGGCGGCGGACAATGGCAACAGTACTGACAAAGGGTGAGATCGTCCTTTTTGCGCTTCGTAAGTTTGCTATTGCTTCTAATGCATCGCTTACTGATGTTGAGCCGCAATCAATTGAAGATGGTGTAAATGATCTGGAAGATATGATGTCCGAGTGGATGATTAACCCCGGCGACATTGGTTACGCTTTCGCAACTGGAGATGAGCAGCCATTACCAGATGATGAGTCAGGTCTTCCAAGAAAATACAAACACGCAGTAGGCTATCAGTTATTGCTGAGAATGCTATCTGATTACAGCCTTGAACCAACTCCGCAAGTTCTCAGTAACGCCCAACGCTCATATGATGCCTTGATGACCGACACTCTGGTTGTTCCTTCAATGCGACGACGTGGAGATTTTCCTGTAGGGCAGGGTAATAAATATGACGTGTTCACATCTGACCGATATTATCCAGGCGATCTCCCTCTGATTGATGGCGATATCCCAAACGCATAGGTGAATAAATGCCTATTCAGCAACTTCCGCTTATGAAAGGTGTCGGCAAAGACTTCCGAAACGCCGACTATATCGACTATCTGCCAGTGAATATGTTGGCTACACCCAAAGAAATCCTGAACAGCAGCGGATATCTTCGCTCATTCCCGGGCATTGCCAAACGTTCTGATGTGAACGGTGTATCGCGCGGAGTCGAGTACAACATGGCGCAGAATGCTGTTTATCGTGTCTGTGGTGGCAAGCTCTACAAAGGCGAAAGCGAAGTCGGTGACGTCGCCGGAAGTGGTCGCGTATCAATGGCACATGGTCGGACATCTCAGGCTGTAGGCGTTAATGGTCAACTGGTCGAGTATCGCTATGATGGCACGGTTAAAACCGTCTCAAACTGGCCTGCAGACAGCGGATTTACGCAGTATGAGTTAGGTTCAGTCCGCGACATTACACGCTTACGTGGGCGTTATGCGTGGTCAAAAGACGGCACGGATTCATGGTTTATCACTGACCTTGAAGACGAATCGCATCCTGACCGTTACAGCGCACAATATCGTGCCGAGTCGCAGCCGGACGGCATCATCGGCATCGGAACATGGCGAGACTTCATCGTCTGCTTTGGTTCATCGACGATTGAATATTTTTCCCTGACAGGTGCAACCACCGTTGGTGCCGCGTTGTATGTCGCACAGCCATCACTGATGGTGCAGAAAGGAATTGCCGGGACTTACTGTAAAACGCCGTTTGCTGATTCGTATGCGTTTATCAGCAATCCGGCAACAGGTGCGCCGTCTGTATACATCATCGGCTCCGGTCAGGTGTCACCAATTGCCAGTGCGAGCATTGAGAAAATCCTCCGCTCCTACACTGCTGATGAACTGGCTAATGGTGTGATGGAATCGCTGAGATTTGATGCTCATGAGTTGCTGATTATCCACCTTCCGCGCCATGTTCTCGTGTACGACGCATCTTCAAGCGCCAATGGTCCGCAATGGTGCGTACTGAAAACAGGACTGTATGACGATGTATACCGCGCTATCGACTTCATTTACGAAGGCAATCAGATAACGTGCGGCGATAAGCTGGAATCGGTGACCGGGAAATTGCAGTTCGATATCAGCAGTCAGTATGGGCTTCAACAGGAACACCTGCTGTTTACTCCACTGTTCAAAGCGGATAACGCCAGATGCTTCGATCTGGAGGTGGAATCATCCACTGGCGTAGCTCAGTATGCCGACCGCCTGTTCCTCTCTGCAACCACTGACGGCATCAATTACGGGCGTGAGCAGATGATTGAGCAGAATGAACCGTTCGTTTACGACAAACGCGTTTTGTGGAAGCGTGTCGGGCGAATAAGGAAAAATGTCGGCTTCAAATTGCGCGTTATCACTAAGTCACCTGTCACCCTGTCTGGCTGCTCTATTAGGCTGGAGTAATAATGATTTCACATGAAGAGTTGAAGCGTCATTTATCATATGACCCAGAAACCGGGGTTTTTACCCGAAAAATATCAAATACAGCGAGCGTCACCGTTGGTGATGAAGCGGGAACCATGTGCACTGGTTATTTAAGGATAATGGTCTGTGGTAAGAGATACTTAGCGCATAGGCTTGCTTGGTTTTATATGACAGGAAAACCTGCAAATTGCTTAATAGATCATATTAACGGAGACAGAACGGATAACAGATTTTCAAATTTAAGATTGGCAAATAGATCCCAGAATGGGATGAACAGGAATATTCAAAGAAATAATAAGTCAGGATATCCGGGTGTCTGTTGGCACAAAAATCTCTGCAAGTGGACTGTTTCTTTCAAGAAAAATAAAAAACAGGTTCACGTTGGATGCTTCGATGACCTGGACGAAGCTATCTCAGCATCAATGATGGCAAGAGCAGAAAATTTTGGAGAGTTTGCAAGGCAGAGGATCGAGTAATGGTTGATTCATCACTGAATGATCCTGTCGTGGTTCAGGCTACGCGCCTTGATGCTTCAATTTTGCCACGCAATATATTCAGCCAGTCTTACCTGCTGTATGTCATAAATCAGGGTGCTGATGTCGGTGCGATTGCTGGGAAGGCAAATCAGGCTGGTCAGGGCGCTTATGATGCTCAAGTGAAAAACGATGAACAGGACGTCGAACTGGCAGATCACGATGCAAGAATCACCGCAAACACAAAAGCGATAAATCTCCTTGAGGTCAGGTTAACAACTGCCGAAGGGAAGATAGTCGTACTGCGTAGCGATGTTGATTACTTGCTGGATGAGGTTATCGATATTCAGGCGCATCTGGTCACTGTTGACCAAAGACTGGATGGCGTAGAAAGCGATGTATCTGACATTAAGAGTGATTACGTATCGAAAACCGTAACCGAATCGCAGTCTCTTGCGTCACCGCTGGATGTAAAAACATCATATTCAGTTGATGGAATTCAGGTTGTTGGAGCAAGAAATACCGGATGGACTGCAGCCACAGGTACACCTCTTCTTGGCTCATTCAACGCTAACCAGTCATACACGGTCGGCACTACGTACACACAATCCGAAGTCGCGGCTCTCGCTACAGGTTTGCAGCAGGCGCGGCAGCGTATTCTGGCGCTTGAAACAGCACTTAGATTACATGGGCTGATTGACTGATGATTACATTCAAACCAACGCGAAACATCGACTTGATCGAAGCAGTCGGAAATCACCCTGACATTATTGCCGGGAGCAACAACGGTGATGGATACGACTACAAGCCTGAATGCCGTTACTTCGAGGTGAACGTGCACGGGCAGTTTGGCGGCATTGTTTACTATCAGGAGATTCAGCCGCTTACATTCGATTGCCACGCCATGTACCTGCCAGAGGTTCGTGGATTCAGCAAGGAAATCGGTCTGGCGTTCTGGCGATACATTCTGACTAACACCACTGTTCAGTGCGTCACATCGTTCGCTGCACGCAAATTCCGCCATGGTCAGATGTACTGCGCAATGATTGGCCTTAAGCGTGTAGGAACCATCAAGAAATACTTCAAAGGCGTGGATGACGTGACGTTTTACAGCGCCACACGCGAAGAACTAATCGACTTCCTGAATCACGGGAGATAGCCATGTTATATGCATTTAAGCTGGGCAGAAAACTGCGCGGCGAGGAACCTTATTGCCCTGAAAAAGGCGGGAAAGGTGGCAGTTCTGATAAAAGTGCAAAGTATGCCGCAGAAGCTCAGAAGTATGCCGCAGACCTGCAAAATCAGCAGTTCAACACCATCATGAACAACCTGAAGCCGTTTACTCCTCTGGCTGGGAAGTATGTCGGCAGCCTTGAGAACTTATCGTCTCTGGAAGGGCAAGGTCAGGCACTTAACCAGTATTACAACTCTCAGCAGTACAAAGATCTTGCTGGTCAGGCTCGCTATCAGAGTCTGGCGGCAGCGGAAGCAACAGGTGGATTAGGTTCCACCGCAACCAGTAATCAGTTAGCAACAATCGCACCAACGCTTGGTCAGCAATGGCTATCTGGTCAGATGAACAACTACCAGAATCTGGCAAATATTGGTCTTGGCGCACTGCAAGGTCAGGCAAACGCCGGGCAGACATATGCCAACAACATGAGTCAGATTTCGCAGCAAAGTGCGGCTCTTGCAGCGGCAAATGCCAACAGACCATCAGCAATGCAATCTGCTATTGGCGGGGGTGCGTCTGGTGCTATTGCTGGGGCTGGACTTGCGAAATTAATTGGTTCATCAACTCCGTGGGGTGCTGGTATCGGTGCTGGTATCGGTCTGCTTAGTTCACTGCTTTATTAAGGGGTAATCAATGGCTACGTGGCAACAGGGTATTAATTCTGGTGGTTTTCTGGCTGGCATCGGTACGCAAAATGAGAATGCGCCAAAGGCAAGCGACATTAACGCAACGCTTGGTCTGATCCGCGAAAACAATGAACTGGCTCGCTCAGGTGCAAATAACGTTGGTCTGACCGCGTTACGTGGTCTGGCTGGAGTTGCTGATATTTACAATCAGGAACAGCAACAGAAAGCGATTAGTGCGTTCAATAAGGTTCATGCTGATGCATGGGCTTCTGGTGATCCATCTGGACTATTTAAGTTTGCCCAGGAAAATCCAGCGTTTGTTGCACAGGCACAACAGGCGTTTTCCGGTCTTAATGAGCAGCAACGCAACGATATGGGCGATTTAGCCATGAGGGCTAACGTCGCTCTTTCTCAGGGACCGGAAGCCTACAGTAAATTCATTACTGACAACAAGGACAGGTTAAATCGCGTGGGGGCGAATGCTGACTGGATGATTCAGACAGGTATCCAGAATCCAGAGCAGCTATCACACATGCTGACTACTATGTCTCTCGGTGCGCTTGGACCAGAAAAGGCGTTTGCTGTTCAGGATAAGATGGCTGGTCGTGAAATTGACCGAGGCAGGCTGGCAGAGACAATCCGCAGCAATCAGGCTGGTGAAGCACTTCAGGCGAGAGGGCAAAACCTTTCCTATCAGTCAGCAATGACTGGGCACAATATCGCAGCACAACGCTTGGCTCTGGATCAGCAAGAGTTCGGGTTTAAGATGCAGCAAGCGCAGGAAAAGGCTCAGCAGTTGATTAGTGAAGCACCTAAGCTGTCAGTAAACATGGAAAAAGGCATCGAGACGGCTGTAAACAATGCCACAGCATCATCAAACTCAGCCAATTCTATGAGTGCGCTTGCTCAACAGTTCAGAGCAGAAAAACCAACGACAGGTTTGTTCGGTAACGCACAGAACATGTTCGCAAAACTTACCGGAAGCGATACAACATTGCGTGATTTGCGCATTCGCCAAAATGCCCTTGTTAACAGTCAGGTTCTTAAATTCCTACCTCCCGGCCCAGCAACGGATAAAGACGTTGAGATCGTTCGACAGGGTGCGCCAACTGACATGGATAACCCTGAGACGGTCGCAAGATGGCTTGATGCAATGGCAAACCTTGAGCGACGAAACGCGCAGTTTAATGAGTTTAAAGCCGAGTGGATGAGCGCGAATGGCAACCCTGGACAATCGCGTAATGGCGGTCAGATATTGGGGTTGGATGTTAAAAAAGGTGAATCATTGGGGAGTGCCGTTAAGCGGTATATGTCAATGAATACTGACGCAGCGCCAGCACAAGATTCGACACCTTCAGGAGAACCACGGAATCAGGTTGGATCATATACCTCAAAATCAGGCATTCAATTTACGGTGGAATGATGAAAGTAACTGCAAACGGTAAGACATTTACCTTTCCTGATGGTACGAGCACCGAAGATATTGGCACCGCCATTGATGAGTATTTTGCTGGTCAGGCTGTTCAGCAACAAACAGTTAATCAGGCCAATAATGCACCAACACGGGAAGAACCATCATTGATGCAACAAGCTGGCGATTGGCTCACTGGTGGTCAAAGTGCAGGGCAAATTGCAGAACAGGCTGGCCGTGGTCTGGTAAACATACCATTTGACGTATTGCAGGGTGGTGCAAGTCTGATTAATGCAATCAGTCAGGGGCTTGGTGGGCCAAAAGTATTGGATGATGTTTATCGTCCAGTAGACAGACCGACAGACCCCTACGCGCAAGCCGGTGAAACAATTGGTGGGTATTTAGTTCCAGGAGTTGGAACGGCAGGAAGCATGGCTATTGGATCACTGGCAGAGGCCGCAAATCAGAAAGGCGATTTCGCACAAAATGCAACTAAAAATGCCGGAGTTAACCTTGCCGCTCAGGGGGTTCTTTCCGCAGCAGCAAAGGGAATAGGGCGTGGAATTACTGCTGTTCGTGGCGAAATATCACCAGCAGATCAGCAATTGCTCAAGCGTGCCGCTGCGGCAGATGTACCAGTTATGACATCGGATGTAGTTCCTCCAAAAACAAAACTTGGCAATCAACTGCAGGGTTACTCAGAAGGAGTCATAGCTGGGACTGGACCAATGAGAGCCGCACAGCAGGATGCTAGAACCAAGCTTGTTAATCGCTTCACCGAAAAATACGGCGACTACGATCCATCTGTAGTCGTTGATAGTCTAAAGTCAGGCGTTGCAAGGGAAAAATCGTTAGCCAAGTCAAAACTAAACAACCTGTCAGGAAGAATGGTTGGAAAGCCAGTTGATACAAGTGGCGCCATAAGAGCTATCGACGGAGCAGTAAACGAACTTGGGAAACTTAAAGGTGTTTCTGACACCCAGACCATTTCTGCGCTTAATGATTATAAGAATGCCATTCAGGAGATAACAAATGGAGATGATGCCTTTGAGTTACTTGATAAGCTGAGAACTCAGTTCCGCATTGACGTAAAAGGCGATCGTACAGTTCTGCCATCAATGTCGCAAACAATGGTCGACAGGGTCTACAACTCGCTAACCAATAGCCTTAGTAAATCTATAGCGAAAGGACTTAGCCCAAAAGATGCTTCAGCATGGAGAGCGGGAAAAGCTGATTATGCAAAAATGGCAACACATGCAACTCAAACGCGCCTTAAAAACGTTCTAAACAAAGGAGATTTAACTCCCGAGGCTGTAAATACCATTGTGTATGGACAATATGGGTCAGATATAGCTCGATTGTACGGGAAACTCGATCAAAAAGGTAAAGACATGCTAAGGGCGGCATATATCAGCAAAATAGCTGACAAGGTAGGTGACAGCCCTCAGAAAATGATGACCGAGCTTGGCAAGCTGCAAAAACAAGCAAATGGTCAGGTGTTTAAAACTGTATTTGGTGGGAAGAACGGAAAAGAGATAGAGGGGATGTTATCTATTCTCGATGCTACCAAAAGAGCATCTGAGGCTAATGTTGTGACGAAGACTGGCATGACACTCGCGCCTTTGGTAAGGGTTATTGGTAACCTAAAAACCGGAGGCGCGCTATTGGCTGGGGAAACAGGGATTGGCCTTATGTCGAGGGTTTATGAAAGCCCTATGGCTAGGAATGCGCTCTTACGTCTGGCAAACACTAAAGCTGGAACGCCAGCTTATGAAAGAGCGCTGAATAACGCCGCAAATGCCATCAGACCAATACTTGCCAATGATGCAACTGATCGCTAAGGGTTGATGTCATGGATGTTGTTAATTGCGAATGGAATCGCGGAACTCTTTGCTTGATAGAAAAGGATCTGTTCTCCTTAACTCATCATAGTTTTTATTAAACTTTCTTGCTTCACCTGGGTATCTGTTGAACAAAACATTGCAGAAAAAAGAGAGCAATAACTCACATATGAATGCTAATACCCTGAAAAATAAAGGTATAAAAAGAAGGGAAGGTTCATTGAAGTCTCTATTCCAAACAAAATAGACAATCATCCCGACATACCAAATTGATATCCCTATACTGATGATTGTTCCAACAGAGGTAACTACGATCCCGATTAAGTCGGACAGTCTGTTTGCCAGTAACTCATTTGAGTATCTTGCAATCATATACCGCCAACATTTTGCAATATCATCCTGATCTGTAGAGTCTTCTGGAATAGCTAGGCTTCTACATATTGAAGTAGCTCTTTTTTTCTCAACTCTTTTTGAGAGCCATCCATTAAAGAGATACATCAACACCTGCGTTGCTATTCCTGCACCAAGTGATATCAAAGACATCCCCAAAAATCGCCATCCTGGAGATAGTGACTGGTACTGCCAAAACAAAAAAAATTAAAAAACCCAATGAGCCTATGACATAGGCTGATGTATCGCTATATATATCTATTTTTTTCATTGAGTAGCCACTCCTTAGTTTTGAGCAGAACACCGGATGATAATGTTTTGTTATGTGTCTTTTGGGATTCTATCCAGTAACTCGTTGGAAATTTTATCAAGTAAAGATTTTATTTGTTTAAGATCTAATGATTTGTCTACTGATGAGACGTCATATGATAACGCATCCTCAAGAATTTGAACTATCTCTGAGTTCATAGATCGACCGTTTCGTTTAGCCCTTTCCGCAATAGCACTACGCATGCCGTCAGGCATTCTAACCGTAAATCTTTCTATGAAATTTGATTCGTCTTTTTCTGACATTTTCTTATTCGCAAGGCATATGAGCAATAAAAAACACAGTAGCATCATATTGACATTATGAGCAATGGCATCATAATGGTGTCATGACATCATGGTGATGTCATTATGACGGAGATATTGATGATGAGCGATGTTCTTTACAGTGGTCGTAAAAGTCAGAGTTTCCAGCTTCGTTTGCCAGCGCGAATGAAGGAGGAGATCAGACGCGTAGCTGAAATGGATGGAATTTCTATCAACTCTGCGATTGTGCAGCGACTGGCTAAAAGCCTGAGAGAGGAAAGAGCTAATGCCCAGTAAAAATAGTGAAGCCCGGCAGTGCGCGAACACAAACCGGGCCTCTATGTCAGTAACCGTATGCAAGGAAACTAACATGAATATTGTAGCAAAATCAGATTACAACTTCCACGGAGTTGAGTTGGTGCCCACCCGTGATATGCATGGTGTTTGGTTTACATCATCTAATATTGCATCTGCACTTAAATACGCAAATAGTCGTGCAGTAACAATGATTTATAACAAGTATAGCGATGAGTTTAGCGCCGGAATGACTCAGGTACTCGAAGTGAGTACCTCAGGAAATTATCGCAAAAAAGTGCGAGTTTTCTCACTACGCGGTGCCCACCTAATCGCGATGTTTGCTCGCACTCCGGTAGCCAAAGGGTTCCGCCGCTGGGTGCTGGATATTTTGGATCGGCAGGCAGAATGCTCACCGATTGCAAAACAGTTTACTGACGAAGAACTGGTTAATCTCTGCTACTTACAATTGTGGATGGAGAAGAGTCAACAAATGTGCAAACACATCTACCCAGGAATGAAGCAAATTGGTTCTGAGCTTTCAGGAAGGATTTACGATATTGCATATGAGACTCGCTACATGTCAGAAGAAACCAAGAAATCGCTTCTTCGTGAAATGAAGAATCTTGGTACCAACAATTTTGTCGTAAAGAACGCTCAGCCAATGCTGGCAAAACTTCGCGGCGAGGAATGGATTCATTGATTGGTGCACAGGACGGCGCAAAAGAAAACCGCCAGTGTGCTGCTGGCGGCCTATGTCACACCCTTACTACCACATAAGGAATGCCTAATGACTTTTAAGAATGTAGCAAACATCGGATCCGTTGTCACGGATAAAACCATTGACAGCCAGCGCCTGCTTGAGATGGTAAATCAGGCTCGTAGACAGTGCGGTGAGCCGGAGGTTCGTAATAACAAATTCATCGAGAAAATTGAAGATGAATTGGATGGAGAGCACTACACAAAAAGTGTAGTGCAAAAAGCGAACAAAACTTCGATGGTTATCATTGAGATGTCAATCAAGCAAGCATTGCGAGTTGCCGCTCGCGAGTCAAAAGCCGTTCGCCGCTCACTGGTAGACCAACTTGAAAGTATGCAAGAAGCGCACATTAAAAGCGGTAAATCAGCGAGTGGACTTGTTGAGTATCGTCAAGCGCGAACATTGAAAATGACGGTTGAAGCTGTTACCAATCTGTTCGATCTGATGCCAAATCTTGCGCCGGAGGCAAAGCAGACAGCGGCAGCAAGTATAATCAACCCGCTCGTTGGTTTTAATGCAATACCTCTTCCGGCAATAGAAGAGCATTACTACTCAGCAGGGGAGGTTGCAGAGCAGCTTGGAGTAACGGCCAACAAGATTGGTCGCATTGCTAACGCAAACAACCTCAAAACTGAGCAGTACGGGAAGTTCTTCTTGGATAAATCTGCGCATTCAAGCAAACAGGTGGAAGCATTCCGCTACAATGCGGAGGGTGTTAAAGCACTACAACACCTGATTCATGGGAGCAATGTTGCATAATGGCAAAGAAAAGATATGGCATTATGCCGCCAAGAATCAAAGGAAGAGCCAGGGTAAAAGGAGATGCTGGAAGGTATCACATTCTTGGAGTTCTGTGGCATGAGAGAGCTTTAATTTTAAGTAGACCTCATGGGTACATTGAAAAGGTATCTATAGATAGAGTAGAGATTCTTCCCCTTACACCTGAAGAAGAAGAAACTTACGGACTTTTTGATAACTAACCAATTAAACCCGCTTAATCGCGGGTTTTTTCTTTTCTAAGAATATCAGCCGCAACTTCTTTTACTCGTTCCGAGATTAATGAGGCAAGCCTCTCTTCTTCATCACGATACCCGCTTACAGGTGATGGTTTGGAGAGCGATTCTTCCATCGTAGCCACAATTTCGGAATTGATAGACCTGTTATTCATTTTTGCACGTTGCTTAATCTTGGCGTGCAACTCGTGCGTAAGCCTCAAGTGGAACTGCGCCTCATCGTATTTGCTGTACATCATCAATGCCTCACCAAATGGGTGGAATGGCATCGTAAAACCTACTGTACAAATCAACAATCGTACCGTTTCGGTATGCAACAAATACCAACCGTAGCCATGCTGCGGCCATTCCTTGTATCTGGAGCAAATCAAATGACAGATTCAATAAATGCCAATGTTGTAGTGAGTATGCCTTCGCAACTCTTCACTATGGCTCGTTCTTTTAAAGCTGTAGCCAATGGCAAAATTTATATCGGTAAAATTGACACTGACCCGGTAAATCCTGAAAACCAGATTCAGGTTTATGTAGAGAATGAAGACGGCTCTCACGTTCCTGTTTCGCAACCAATCATCATTAACGCTGCCGGATATCCGGTATATAACGGGCAGATTGCCAAGTTCGTAACTGTGCAAGGCCATTCTATGGCTGTTTATGATGCATACGGTGCGCAGCAGTTCTATTTTCCGAATGTGCTGAAGTATGATCCTGATCAGTTATCTATAAAACTATCAAGTAATATTGGATACAAATACATTGGAATGGTAGAGAGCGCTAACTCCCTTAAAGATATACAAGGAATGTCGATATCTGATAAATTATATTTAAAATCATACGTATCCGGACTCGAACTTGGTGGTGGGTTTGTTGTAGCTGTAGACAAGTCAATTGCAGTTGATAACGTAATGGTTTTAGAAGGTAACGGTGTAAATTGGAAGAGAATAAACCCAAGCCTTGAGTTTTCTGTATATGACGCTGGTTACAGCGGCGCTGGGGATATTGCATTATTTATTAATAAAATAAACTCTCTAGGTTATGATTGCGTTGTTCCATGTAGTGGAGAATTCTCGTCTTTAATTGATATTGATTTCGCGAAGGGTGGGTTAAGAGGATCGAATAAATGCGTTTTAACTGAGATTAATGGGATATCAGGTGATTATGCAATTAGGTTAAGCAACTCTAATATTTCTTATGAAAATAGGGATGAAATAAATGCAACATCAATTTTAGATGGCATATCTTTTAAGATGCTAGGATCTAAAAAGATTTTACTTGGAGGTATTGGCACTGGTGAATTATCAGAGTTAAGAATAAGTAATTCTTCATTCATATCATCTGCTGGAATTGAGTTTCTTGATAATTCATATAGAATTTTATTTGACAAAGTAACAATATCAAGATGTCTAAACAACACAATTATATTTAATTCTCCATCAAACTCAGGCGAGGTAATGACATTTAATAATTGTTGGGTTGTTGATAATGGAGGTCCATTGACAATTAGAAATGGTCAATTTATTTTTAACTGTTGCTCTATGCCATCAGGTAAGAAAGAAGGTTATTTTGATTCTACTGTTTTTATTGAAGATAACGCAACCGTTGTTTACTCAAGTGGAAATATTGAGTTTCAGCCAGGTCAAAGCTTTGTGGCGTTCTCTGCATCTGGAAGCACAAGAATAAGCATTAAAGATACAACGCTACTTACTCCCTCTGGATATAGTTCAGTTCCGTTTGTTGTAAATGATGATTCAGTACTTTCATTAACAAATTGCTCATTGCCTTTATTTGACCAAATGGATTTGGCGACAGGATCAGCAACTAGACAGGTAGTTGGAGGTAATAGTAAAAAAATAATGTCATATGGATGCTATCCACGATCTGGATTTATAACAACTCAGTGGGATAAAGGGAACATAGTTAGTCCATACATAAATTCGCTATCAAATGGAAGTGGACAGTTTTTAAACTACTCTAACTGGAGCCTTCAACAAACTGGTTCAGGTGTTGTTACAGCAGGAACGGATTCTGATGTTCCAAATGATATTATGTTTTCCAGGTCTTTGTATGTAGCAATACCATCTATAGGAGCATCTGCAAAATTTTATCAGGAGTGCTCAGACTGCTCACCAGGACGATATTTCCAGTTAGGTTTTTGGGCTAAGAATCAAGTGACAACAATCTCTGGTATTGAGTTTTTTGATAAAGAAGGGAACTCTGTTCAGGGAAAAGCAACATTTACAATTCCACTAGGCTCCACATGGAATTTCTACGCATTAATAGATATTGTTCCTCCTGGAGCAAGCAAAGTTAGGATTGATTTTGATGTTTCCGGTGAAGCAGGCTCTCTTCATTTGCATAATGTTATTTATGGGCTGATTTGAAGATTTCACATCTAATGTGACCAAACTTAGACAAAACAAAGCCTTGTCTGGATTGCAAAGCTTTGTACTATCCGATAGTGGTTAAGGTTGGTCACTCCACCTTTTCATCAATCCAATCCGCCCACCATTGCATCATTTCTCTGCGCTTTTCTAGATACTGAGCATGGTTGTAAATCCCACGCACAGATCCGCCGTTGGCATGTGCCAGTTGCACTTCAATAGCGTCAGCAGGCCATTCGTGCTCGTTCATAATTGTGCTGAATTCATGCCTGAATCCGTGACCGCTTTCCAGACCCTCATAGCCGATTTGTTTGATCACAAGCAGCACCGCGTTCTCGCAGATCGGCTTCTTCTTATCGTTGCGCCCGGCAAAAACAAACTCTGATACTGGTTTGGTGATTGAGCTTAGCGTAGTGAGAAGTTCAACCACCTGGTCTGACATCGGGACCACATGAATCTTGCGGCCCTTCATCACACTGGCGTCGATAGTGATAATCCTGTTTTCAAAATCGACGTTCTTCCATTGCATGGAGCGAAGTTCTTTTGTTCTGAGGGCTGTGTAGCGTAAAACTTTGGTTGCAATGAGCGATACGATACTTCCTGAAAATGTTGCCAGTGCTTTGTTGAATGCCGGGATCTGGTCTGCAGGAAGAAACGGGAAGTTCTTCTTGCGGTATCCCTTCATGGCGTCAGCAAGGTCAGGTGCTGGGTTATATTTAGCCCTGCCGGTGACAATAGCGTAACGGAAAACCTCGCCGCATCTTCTACGTGCTTTGTTGGCTCGCTCCATTGCACCGCGATCTTCAAATCTGCGGATTACTTCCAGCAGTTGTATCGGCTCAATATCCTGAATTTCAAGGCCGCCGATGATAGGTAAAATGTCGTCATCAAACATTTTTGCAAGTTCAGTTGCATATCCTACTGACCAGACTTGCTTCTTGTGCTCGTACCATTCCTTGTAAATGGCACTAAAGGAATTGTTGTTAGACGAAGCCTTTTTCGCTTTTACCGGATCGATGCCAACCGAGATGTCTTTCCTCGCAGTCCATGCTTTATCCCTTGCCTCCTGCAAAGTCATTAGCGGATATTTTCCTACGGTCAGGATTTTCTCCTTACCGTCAATCTTGTAGCGAAGCTGCCATACCTTTTTCCCTGACACAGGGACATAAAGGTACAGGCCATTACCATCGAGTAGGCGGTATGGTTTTTCTTTCGGCTTGGCTGCTTCAATCTGCTTAACGGTGAGCATGGGTAAAAATCCGGTGGGTAAAATTATTTTATCCACTTTTTACCCGTCATGGAGTGCGGCTGTCAACGATCTGACGCGAACCATTACGAACTGTGAATCTACGGAAGGCTTGATATTCAGTGGATTTTGCGGACTGGTACGGATGGGAGCGAACTGATAAATGGTGTCCCCTGCAGGAATCGAACCTGCAATTAGCCCTTAGGAGGGGCTCGTTATATCCATTTAACTAAGAGGACAATGCGGCATGAGTATACCCGCTAATGGAGTGCGGGGTAAGTACGCTGCCGCTCGATTGCTTAAACCCTCGCCATTTATGCCGGGTTTTTATCATTTTTCTTAATGTTTTCCGCACGTTCTGCTTTTTGGCGTGCTTCTGCTTTACGCTTGTTGCTCATGTCGTTACGAATCTGTGCATGACTCATTAACGCGAAGATAAAGGTGCCGCCGCAGATGTTCCCCGCTAAAGTAGGTAGTGCGAAGGGCCAGATGAAATCGCTCCAGTGCAGCGTACCGTTAAACACCAGATAGAGGATTTCAACAGAACCGACCACGATATGGGTGGTGTCACCCAGGGCAATAAGCCAGGTCATCAATATAATCACCACAATCTTTGCCGCACCTGCTGCAGGAAACATCCATACCATAGTGGCGATCAGCCAGCCGGAAATGATCGCGTTGGCAAACATCTCGCTGGGGGTGTTCTTCATCACATCCATGCCGATTTTGACAAATGCATCGCGAGTTTCTTCATTGAAGATAGGCATATATTCAAATGCCCATGCAGCAATACCTGTCCCGAGAATATTACCCAGCAGCACGACGCCCCATAATCGCATAAGTAAGCCGACGTTGCTCATTGTCGGTTTTTGCATGACGGGTAGTACCGCAGTCACGGTGTTTTCGGTAAATAATTGCTGGCGGGCCATAATGACGATAATAAAACCAAAGGTATAACCGAGATTCTCCAGTAAGAAGCTGCCCGGCACACCTTCCAGTTCGACATGAAATATCCCTTTTGCCAGTAACGAAGCGCCCATCGACAGACCCGCCGCAATGGCTGACCACAGTAGCGCCATTGCGTCGCGTTCCAGCTCTTTTTCACCATCCTGGCGGATATGCTCATGAATTGCCATCGCCCGGGAGGGGAGTCGGTCTTCATCTATTTCTATTTTTTTGCCGCGCTCTTTTTCTTCGCTCTCAACTTCAATTTCGTCGCTGTGTTGATCAATTTTGTCGTTGTCCAT